AAACGCATTAATGGTGAATTATGTGTATTCAATACAGTTGAAATCATTAAACGATACAAGCCAAAATATTGGATCATAGAGAACCCAGCTCATGGCAGAATTTGGCAATACATCGAGAGAGTGCTAGGTTTCGAAATCCCATTTGAAAATCATGCAAGATACAACAATTATGATGATTATCCGATTTCTAAACCAACTAGATTTTCTGGGAATATTGAACTGAATTTAAAAAACGAAAAGAAATCAAATGACATCAAATTTCAAGATTGGACGAAATCTTATAATGAGAGGTCAAACATTCCTCAAAGTCTGGTTTGTGAGATTTTCGAAAAAGTATATAAGGAGTTTATGAGTGAAACATAAAGATTTAACGATAGCAACGATTCTACTACTAGTCTCACTAGCCATTAACATAACTACAGTGCTGCGAGTAACCAACCGACCAATCGAGACAGTGGTTATCCACAAGGCAGATAATGCGGTGGAACTGCACGGTAAGGTAACTGGAAAATCTATGGTAGGCAAGCTCTACACTATTGATTGCGGAGCGTATGGTAAGTTTCTTGTTAGCAAGGAACAGTACGATCAAGTGAACGTCGGGGATGATATCCCTAGCTACTTAAGGGGGCGAGGACAATGATGCCTAGATTTAGAGCGTGGGATAAAGAGTTTAAGGAGATGGTGCAAGTTGATGCACTGGTTTTCGAGGAACAAATTATCAAAGCAACCTACAAAAATGGAAATGTTGTAAAAGAGGACTTAAAAAATTACGTTCTCATGCAATCAACTGGACTGACCGACAAGGATGGCAAAGAAATCTTTGAGGGGGATATCCTTAGCATTGAAACTGATGAAGAAAATGTAAAAGTAGAAGTTTCTTGGGATAGCAAACATGCTTTGTTTGTGTTTGAATCAAAAAAATACAACGAGAAGGAAGCTCTGGGTGAATTGTTTGAAGATAATTCTTATCCGTTTAAAATTATCGGCAATGTATGGGAGGACCCAGAGCTGGCAGAGGTGAGCTCATGAGTGTAAAATACAAATATTCCGGACTGACACCAGAGCTGTATCAACGGCTGGTCAGTGAACATGCGGAACTGAGAAAAGCACACAAAAAAGGCTCTTATAAGCAGCATTTCCAAGATGTCAAGCAATGCGACGAACTGCAAGCTCGCATCATCTATCAAGCGTTTAATAGTGCAGTCGTTGAGCGTGCGAGGATATCGCCAGCGACTGTCGACAGACTAGAAGGCATTATCTCCGATGAACTATTCGACGACCTTCAAGACTATCTGTCTACGCATTATACAAGAGGGAAAACCACTAAACCGGTTTTGGAGAAAACCAATGCAGGACTGCCAGAACACTTGTTCAAGCGTTTCCAAGAGGAAGTGGAAGAACTACGCAAGGAACACCCTAACAATCTAAATAACTATATTAGAGACGTCAAGGACTGCGACCAGAAAAATGCTAACAGAACCCAAAACGCCCTTAATTGTTGCTATGCGGAGAAAGCTGCTCTAACGCCTTTGAAAGCGATTCAAATGGAAGGGCTACTTTCAAGAGAGTTATTCAGCGAGATTATTGATTACGTCTTCAATAACAACGAATGGAGCGAGAGGCTGGACGATGAAGTTGATCGCATCATTCTTAAATATCGTAATAAAGGCAAGGTAGGGCGCAATAAAGCAACAGTCAGAAAAGCACTTTATACAGCCTATGCGTTAGGCGTGTAGCTAGAACGGTTTACGAGGGTTCGACTCCCTTGCTAGCTATTACCAGTCAATCTATATACGGAAAAGAGGAATCCTTTTGATTTTTTCATTCAAATCAGCAGAAGCGTGGACTGGTCGTGGATGCACCAAAATCCAGTAAATTCAAATATAGAAAGTAGGTATTCCTTTAGTTGTTATTACCATAATCTAAAGCGTGTTACTGGTGGCGTGATTATTCAAGGCTTTATGCCTGCAATGCGAAACTGAAATCTCCATAATTCTACTTACTTTATTCTTGTATTATTTCAAAAAAAAGGAGGAAAACCTCCAAAATGATTTCTATATCGCAGACTGGAATGGCTACTCAAGGGGTTCGATTCCTCTTGCCAGTCATTGTCTGTCATCACTAAAAATAAAAAATGAATATAGATTTTTAGTGGCTTGGACACTTTTTAACACTTTTTTAACACCGGGCAAGCTGACAGACCTTGCCCAAACAAAACCCAGCAAATTTAAGAAAAAAGGATGTGAAAACACCTCTTTCTTATCGATATCGCATTACTAAAACAAAGCCAAAGACCTTGCTGGTGTCGATGGCTAGAAAGGGGTGGCAACAAGGCTCACAAACTCAATCTTTTCATATCTCTTAATACTGAGCCGAAGAAAATAAAAAAGACCGACACAATGGCCGGCACTTTCTGAAAATCAACACTACTATTATACCAGAGAGGGCAGAACAATGCTATTGCCGGAAATTGATGAAAAAGCAACAATCAAACGTTGCAAGCGAAAACTTCGAGAATATCCACGCTGGCGAGAGATTGCACACGATAGCGCTGAGCAGAAAATAACACAGGAATTTACATTCATGCCACGGGGTGGTAGTGGAGTGAGCAGACCGGTGGAAAATATCGCAGTTAGGCGTGTCGATGCAATGAACGAGCTAGAAGCCATAGAGCAAGCAGTTAGCGGGCTATATCGTCCAGACTATCGCAGAATACTGATAGAGAAATATCTAGCCTATCCACCTAAACCGAACTGGCAAATCGCCCAAGCAATCGGCTTTGAGAGAACAACGTTTCAAGAATTGTTAAATAATGCTATCCTAGCATTCGCTGAACTATACAGAAATGGTCAATTAGTCGTAGAACGTTGAGATTTCGGTATTTTGACGGATAATTCACGGTGTCTAACAAGTGTTCAAAGTGGTATTATTATATTATCGAAGAAAAACGGAGACAACTCATTTTGTGGGTTGTCTTTTTTATACACAAAAATATAGCAGCGAAGGAGGTGGACACATTGGGCTAAATCAACGACAAAAGCTATTTGCGGATGAATATTTGATATCTGGCGTGGCTTACAATGCAGCTCTCAAGGCTGGGTATTCTGAGAAATATGCTAAAGCAAGAAGTCATATCTTGTTAGAAAATGTCGGAATCAAGGCTTACATTGAAGAACGACTGAAAGAGCTTGAGAAGAAGAAGATTGCAAAACAAGACGAAGTTATGCAAGTTTTCACTTCGATATTAAGGCAAGAGCTGACAGAGGAAGTCGTTGAGCTTAATTCTATGACTGGCCAATTTGTCAAGACTGAAAAACCTCCGTCCATTGCTGAAGTTATTAAAGCCGGCAGCGAACTGATGAAGCGCTATCCAACCGCTAAACAATCCGAGAAACTAGAGCTTGAGTTGAGAAAACTAAGAGAGCAGCTTGATAGCGGCATTGAAGGCACAATGAACCTCAACATTGTCAATGCGTGGGAGGATATCCCAGATGGCAACGATTGATATTCAGAAGAACGTTAACCCACACTTCAAAACGGTTTGGCAGTCTCAAAAACCTTACAACGTGCTTAAGGGTGGGCGTAACTCTTTCAAGTCCTCGGTTATCGTGCTAAAGCTCGTCTATATGATGATTAAGTACATCGTGATGGGTGAAAAAGCTAACGTGGTAGTTATTCGTAAAGTGGGCAAAACAATCCGCGACAGCGTGTTTAATAAGGTTCTATGGGCCATTAGTCTGTTTGGTCTGGACAATCAGTTTAGGGCCACTGTAAGCCCGTTTAAGATTGTTCACAAGCGTACTGGTTCGACGTTTTATTTCTACGGTCAAGACGATTTCCAGAAGCTGAAATCAAACGACATTGGGAACATTATAGCGGTCTGGTACGAGGAAGCGGCAGAGTTTAACGATGCCGAGGACTTTGACCAGTCTAACGTTACTTTTATGCGTCAAAAGCACGAGAAAGCCCCGTTTGTTCAATTTTTCTGGTCGTACAACCCACCTAGAAACCCGTATAGCTGGATTAATGAATGGTTTGAGGATATCAAGACTAATGATAACTACCTAGCTCACTCAAGCACCTACCTTGATGATAAGTTAGGTTTCGTGACCGAGCAAATGTTGGAAGATATCGAACGTATCAAACAGAACGATTACGACTATTATCGTTATCTGTATCTCGGTGAAGCGGTTGGACTTGGAAACCAAGTGTATAACATGAGTACGTTTCACGCCATCGACAGCTTACCAACAGACGATAGACTTATCGGGATATCGTTCGCACTCGATACCGGACACCAACAATCAGCCACTGCATGCGGTGCTTATGGTCTGACGGCGAAGGGCAATGTGATTCTGTTAGATACATTCTATTACAGTCCAGCCGGTCAAGTGATTAAGAAAGCACCTAGCGAATTAACGGTTATGATCCATGACTTCATTGAAAAGATTATGAAGCAGTATCGAGTGCCTAAACTTAAAATGACCATCGATAGTGCAGAGGGTGCACTTCGTAACCAGTATTTCAAAGACTATAGGGAACGCTGGCACCCAGTGGCCAAGAAGAAAAATCAGACCATGGTTGATATGGTTATCAGTCTATTGGCTGAGGGGCGTTTCTATTATCTGGATATACCAAGTAACAAGATATTCTACGAAGAACACAAGATGTATCGATACGATGAGAAAACGATACACACAGACGATCCTAAAGTTATCAAAGAGGACGACCACACCGTCGATGAATTCAAATATTTCGTATTAGACAACGCTAGGGCGTTAGATTTGAAGGCTTAAAGGAGCTAATAATGGGAATAGTACAGACCATTAAAGACTTATTCACAAGGAGTAAATACGTTATGACAACGGAAAGTCTAACTAATATCACAGACCACCCCAAAATTGCCGTGTCTATCGCTGAATATGACCGCATTAGGGAGAGTTTGAAATACTTTGCCGGCAAATATCCGCTTATCGAGTACACAGATAGCAACGGCACACCTCAAAAGAGGGCGTTCAATCACTTGCCTATTGCTAGGACCGCTTCAAAGAAGATTGCTAGCCTTGTATTCAACGAACAAGCTGAGATCAAGGTCGATGATGCAGTGGCTGACAAGTTCATTCAAGAGCAGCTTAATAACGACCGTTTTACAAAGAACTTTGAACGCTACCTAGAGTCATGTCTGGCCCTTGGTGGCCTTGCAATGCGTCCTTATGTTGATGGAGACCGTGTTAGAGTGTCATTCGTGCAAGCGCCAGTCTTCTTGCCGCTACAATCAAACACGCAAGATGTTTCGAGTGCTGCTATCGTTACGAAGACCACGAAAGGTCAAGGTAAGAAAGTAATCTATTACACGCTAATTGAGCTTCATGAGTGGTCTAAAGATGGCAAATATACCGTATCAAACGAGCTATACCGTTCGGACAATCAAAACATTGTA